TAATTAAAACTCGCTCTTGTCATTAACGCCCTACGTTTTAAAAATATCATGCGACCACCTCAAATTCTTTCCAAAAGAGAACGCTCTGCTCTATTTGGCAACAGTATTTCTTATTCGGTTTTGTTACAAAGTTGTCTAAAATAATCGTTGCTGGTAATGTTACTTTTGTAGGTGTTGCACCACTTGTAAACCAAAACGGATAGATGTTTATTGCATTCGGCTTTTCGGGAGCAAGCGTTAGGTTTAGTTCTGCGACCTCGCCCCAAACGACTTGTATATTTGGTTGTAACTCGTATGTGGTAGATGGATTATTGACTTGGATATCTACAATGGAGTCCAATATCTGCTGTCCTTTTGCCTGTACCGCTTCAACTTGCTTTGTCCCCTCCGTTTGCACAGCCTCTACTGCTTTTGTTTTAGCTGTATTTATAGACTGTTCTGCTTGCTGTACCGTACTTTCAAATCCCTGTACCGTCTGCTCCACAGAGGATTTATCCTGCCGTACCTGCGTTGCTAGTCTCTCAACTTCCGTTTTGTCTCCTGCTGTCTCTAAAGCGTGTTGCTCTGCCTTTCCCTCTGCTGTCTCTGCCCCGGCTTGTGCTTGTAATGCAGACTCTTTCGCCTCATTCGATGCCTGCTCGGATTGTAAAGCGTTTGTTGCGGCGGTCTGTGCTTGTTCTTTATAATCCTTAACAATTTGCACCTGTTCGGAGATACCCGATACAGAGTCGACAAGTTTCTTTACTTCCTGACGGTCCGCTGTTGTTTGTTGTGCATTGGCTTTCGTTTGCTCTGCATATTCTCCTGCTTGTTTCTCTGCTGATTCTGCACGTTCAGCAGCGCTATTGACTTCTTCAATCGCCTCCCGAAACGGATCTGCGTTGTCGTCTCCACCCGGAATCTCCGGTTTAGATCTAGCTTTTACTTTTATCGAAAGACTGTGTTCTGTGCGCCCGCTAGTCGCATCCGTAAGATAAATCCATACGTATACAAAGTAATCCTGTAATTCACCTTCATTTTCAAGTAGGCTATCTGGTATTACCACATCCGTCACTCCATCTTTCGTTGTGCCGATTCGTGGTATCGCCTGTCCTGCAGTTTTTTCTAACGAGAAGTGGATTTCTACCGCTTTCGGAAGATTCAGCCCTTGTATTCGCAACACTTCTCCGTAATTCCATTGTGACGCCCCGTACACAATCGGATGGCTGTCGTTTTTAAAATTTGCTATTACCATCTTATCCCTCCTAATCTGCGAGGATTTCTCTTACCTGTTCTCGTATTTTCTCAGGTACATCTTCGATGCTCTTCTTTTTCTTTTGTATTAGATCCGCGTATACCTTTGCGATATAGATCATGCTTGCACCCCCATTTCATACAACTCACAAATAGCGCCCTGCAAGTCTGTAATTTGTATATTTGCATTTACTAAAGCTTCTTTTAATGCTGCGTTTTCCGCTTCAAGCTGTTTTATCCGTTCTTCCGAACTCTTTCCAACTTGATTAATAACTACACCATAAATTCCACCTGTGTACTCTTCCGTGCGGTAAAACTCCGTATAGCCCTCGTATTCGGCAATATTTTGTTCGCGTTCTGCGATGCGCATGTTTTTTGTCTTTACTGTGTCTGTAAAGAGTGTTCTCAATTGCGCCGGCGCAATATTTATTACTTTGATTTCTAATCGTCCGCCTGTCTCCTGTGCTGACTGGATTTGTATTTTTGTTGCATCTGCAAAAATTAATTCCATACTGTTCTCCTTTCTACTTCCAACGCCCAATTGCGTACCAGTCGAAATTATGTGTATCAGGTCTTGTATTATCTGAATACAAAGAATATGCGTATCCATAACTCATCGTAGCCTTATCTGCTACCATAGTTTCTACGACCTTACCACTCATATACCGCCCTTGTACAAATAGCATATAATCTTCCTTATTCCCCGTAAAAGGCATCGAATATGTTATTTTCCCGAATCCATCCGTGTAAGAATAATTCGCAACTCCCCATTGCACTAACTTTCCGCTTGCATATTTCTCGTAGTAGTTATACCTTCCGGTAGGGCCTATTTGCGTTTTGCCACTCTCGATGATGTGGTCTTTTATATCAGACAAACTTTTATTTATCATAGACATGTTCATTAGTATGTCAAATTCTGCTGTTACACTCTCGACATTTAACCCTTTTAGACTTACGATATACAGTAGCATTTCATGTTTCATCGTTCCTTCTAGGATATTTCCTTTTTCTTGCGCCGGCGCAATAGCGGTTCCTGATGTTGGTGTACCTTTCAAGACTGCTAATTCCACTTTTTCAATTCCGGTATCTGCATTTTTTGTATATCTTGCAATGATTGCGTCTTTTCTGTTCATGTTCTGCGCGCCATTCTCAATCGTCACATCTTCGTAGGTGTTTGGTTTTATCCTCCAGTGTCGCCCCTGCATAACAGCTTCGCCCTCTGCAATTCGTATCTTGTTATTGCTTATGACTGTAGCTTTCATTTGCTCGCCCGCTGGCAGTATATAGTCCTCTTCTCCTACGATTCCCGCCTTGAACCCTCCCACGTCATCCGCGGTTACATGCGGCTTTCCTTGAAATGCATCAACTATATCAATCGCCATCTCAATCTCCTCCTTCTATTTTGTATTCTGTTTTACAAGTTCCATCTTTGATATTTAAGATTTTTTTCGTAATCGGTTTCTTTACAACAATTCCGGTAATGTAATCACGACCGCCGACAATGTCGCCGATCTGCATCTCTGTTTCAATGTCATCGTCAATGTCGACTGCAAACTTCTTACTGTTCATTAGTTCCCTAAGTCGTTCTGTACCTTTTTCAGTCAGTTCTGGCTCTTCTGCGCTGCTGTAATCATAAGTCTCTGTGCGTTCATCCAGTCCCGTATAATACGGCGAATTTCCAATACTTCCGTCTTTTTGCACATATAGATGTTTTACAATCCGGTCTTTCAAATCTCCCTTTCCGAGACAGATCAGGTGATTAATACCACCTTGATTATTCTGAGCGGTAAAGACCAGCTTTCCATCCTGGCTAAATTCTGCCTTGTCAGAAAAATCCGTTGCCGGTACTGGCTGCAGTCTCACATACGCTTCCCAACGTGTCTTTATATATTTGATATCCAATCGGTATCCGATGCTGCTTAACATCTTTTCCAGTCCGGATAACAATGTGCAGTACCGTTCAAATTGGAATTCTACTTCTGTATCATCCTCAGAAGATGGAACAGAAAAAAGGGAATCCAGTCCACACTCTGCAACCAGTTCCCTCACAATGTCTTCTATTCTTCCGCTTACCGTTCTGTAGTCTTCCCCTGTTTTCGGTTCGATCACTTTCTTCGCCAGCATTCCGCGCCATGTGGATCCACGCACAGAAATCTGATTCTGTCTTGTGCTACTTTCGATTTCCGAGACGATTCCTCCGAACTCCGTGTCCAATGTCTCCTGTCCAGTCCGAAACGGAAGATATCATCTCAAAATCATTTTCGTTTCCGACCGCGAAATCTCCTTCCAGTTCGTCTGCCAACCTGATCTCCTCCCTGTTTTTGTTTGCAAGCGTTACCATTTTGGCTCACTCCTCTTTTGATAAAGTGTAATGCCCCACCCAAAATCACCACTCCACACCACGTTATGATTTCCGGGCGGAACCGGTCGAAATACACTATTTTCGAAGCTTCGATTGTTGTATTCACTCACGATTGTTCCGTCCGTCAGTGTTCTTGTCACAGCGTTTTTTGTACTATCTATCACAAGATATTCATTTTCTTCCACGGTTGTATTTACTTTGTAAGGATATCCTCCAATGTTCACAATCGGGTCGACGACAGGTCCGTATATGATCATATTAAAATTAGCATCTGCATAGTGATCATTATCAAGTACAGAAATACCTTTCTGCTGGCTCGTGTAGTCAAAAGGAAAATCATATGGAAATTCTAAAAAATTGTCGCTTTCATCACCGTCAAAAATCGGATAAGAGAACTTTTTTTCTTTTATCCAAAACGAATTTCCCGCATATATCCCCATTTCCATCTGCACTACATTTCTTCGCTTTTGGACTCCTTTGTTTTTCCCATTTATTATATAGCACTCTTTATAGTAGTCTCCTAAATATAATTTTCCAGCTTTCTTCTCAACGATATCTCTTTCTGTAATTTCAAACAACCGGTTTGCCGCTCGCTTTCTCTCTTCTTTGTTTCCAATAAAATCAACCACAAGCGTGTGTTCTGCTTGTTTTTTCGCAAATGCAATCACTCTTGTTCCTAATCCTAATTTTCTTGCTTCTACTTCCCATTCATAGTCATATAGGTCAGACGTTCTTAAATGTGCCTTTACATTCTTTCCTGATAGTTCTAGCGTTTCTCCTGTGCTCCCACTTTTATAAATCAGCACGGAAAACCACCCCCATATCAGATAATCCTCTCGTTACTTCTCGTCCATTTAAATACGCAACAACTTTCATTTTACTCATAATACTCTCTATTTTTGCCAACATGTTTTCGTTTTCTCTCGCCTCTATGCTTCCGTATCGTGCGTTTAATTTTCTTTGCATATTTCCAAAATCCAATGATTTCTCTACTTCTTTATTTACTTTTCCTGTCTCTTCTTGTATTCCAAGAATATATCCTTCCATCGTTCCTTTTCCAAGTGCTTTGAATTTTTTCGACGGAGAATTGATGTCCAACGCATTCTTAGCAGCTCTTATACTTTCTGTTGCCACGTTTGTCGCTGCTGATATCACGCCTGACCTTCCGCTTATAATGCCTTCTGCAAGTCCTTGTGAAACATTCTTTCCATACTCCTGAAACCTCGCTTTGTTAAGCATTGTTCCCATTGTCTTTATCACTGCTGTTGCAACTCCTTTTGCCACTGTTTGCACTGCCGACTTATTTTCATTCATTCCTAACACAAGTCCAATGTTTACATTTTTTCCTGATTCTTTCATTTTGACTGACGGCGAATGTACTCCAAGTGCGTTGTTTACCGATTCAATCGTTTTCACACCCAAGTCTTTTCCTGCTGCCTCTGACATTTTCTGCGCCTGCTGCATCCCTTGCACCAGTCCTAAAACAGTATTTGCTCCACTCTGTTGCATAATCGGCGTTAAGTTTTCCATCCCTCCAGCGATATTCGCTGCACCTGAAGTGAGTAATTGTTGCCCCCATTCATTCGTCATTCCTTTGATGTCAACGCTTTGATCCCAAAGTTCATTTGCTTTTGCAATTTCCTCGGTTGTCATGTTGTTAAATGCCGTCACGTATCCCGAACCCTGCGGGCCCATTTCTGCAAGTTTCTGCAAAATTCCCTGATTGATTCCTTTGTCTGCCAGCGCCGAAAGGTTCTGTTCCCATTGCGTTACGCCATCTACCTGGCTTTGCATATTTGCAAGCAGCTGTTCCGTCGAAATTTGAACCCCTCCATCAAATTTTTCGAACATGTCCATTTGAGATTCTAAAGCACCTTGTACATTTTCTTGCATCGTCAGAACTGCATTCGTTACATTCGTCGCCATTGTTTGCTGCTCAAATGACAGCGCATTGTACGCCTCCATTTCTTTTCCAGCCATTTCAATGCTGATCTGTGCCTGTTCTGCTGCCTTTGCTTTTTCTTCTGTGTTTTTTGCAGTGTTTTCTGTACCTTTTTCTGTCGCATCTGCCATTCCATTTAGGTACTGCATATACGGTTCCATCTGTTCATTCGCCTTTTCAATCGCATCATTGGCATCTTTTTGGGCTTGTGTATAATCTTTTTTTACATCTTTTAAGTCCTGCTCATCTTCTGCCATGCGTTGCAAAGCTTCCATTGTTGTCATCACTTCTCCGTTGTATTCGATTGTGACTTCTTTCTGATTCATCGTTGCAGCATATAGCTCATTTACATTGTCAGCGCCTTCTCGCAATGCCTCGCTATATTTTTCTTGTGCCTCTCTCGCCTCTTCGCTTTGCTTTGTAATTGCATCATTCAATTCTGTTCTTTTGCTGTCAATGTTTTTTAACTTATCGTTAATTCCTTTTAACTTTTCCGCTGCTTCCGCCTCTTCAATCTGTGCATCTACTAACTTCTCTACACTTTTCGTCATTTTTTCCTGCACGACTTGGATTTTTTGCATTTCGATCGACGAATCTATGAACCCTTTCATTTCTTCGGAACTCATGTTTAATTTTCCGGATACTTTATCCAGTTCAAGTCCCATTTCAGGGAACATCGTATTGAGCTGCATTACAATTCCCTGCATTCTATTTTGCTCTTCTGCAGTCCTTTTTGTTTGGCCTGCTAATTGTTCCAACTCTTGTACGAGATTTCCAGCAACATTTTTACTTGCGGAAACTTCCCCCAAAGATGTCTTAATCGCCGATGTAGATTCTTCAAGTTCTTCCGAGGTCGTTTTTACTTTTTCATTCAGTTCTTCCGCTTCATTTTTTAGTTCGCTGACCTCATCTTTCGATTCTCCGACTCCTTTTGCAAATAATGCCGTCACTGTAACTAGCGTCGCGATACCTGCCACAACCAATCCGATTGGATTTGCTGACATAGCAACATTCAATCCCTCTTGTGCTACTGCCGCTGTAGTGGTCGCTGTTGCCTGTGCTGTCGTTGCCGTAGTTTGTGCAACCGTCGCCGCTGTCTGCGCCCCTTTTGCTGCCGTTGATGCAGTATCCGCTACAGTCTCTGCCGTTCGGATTCCTACAAATTCAAGTAACTTTTTCCCAAGATCAGTGATTGTCTCTCCTGCTTCTTTGACTTCTCCAATGAATTTTTTACTTTTATTCACAACAAATATTGTTCCAACCGCTGCTCCTGCTGTAGTTGCTACCGGTACAATAGTATCAATGTTGTCTGCTAGAACTTTCATTCCTTTTTGTGCAGCCGGAAGAAATTTCACTAAAACCGGCTGCATCACATCCGTTTGAAATGTTCTTCCTAACATTTTCCATTGGTTCGATACACTGTCGTACTTGATATTTTTAATTTCCTCCATCGTACCGTGCACATTCTTATATGTGTGATTTACATTGTTCAGCGAAGCGATAACTTTCATGGCGTTATCCTCTCCGAGCGAACTCCATGTGTTGCTTGCAATTGTCAGAGCTCGTTGCTGGTTCTCCATGCTTGCCAAATCCGAAATCACAGATTGGAATACCTGTTTCGTTGTCACTTCTCCGTTTTTCCACTGTTGGAATAGCCCTTGCGTCTCCACAGAAAAAGCGTTTAGGTTTTCTTCAATTCTTCCATCCGCTAGGCTTATGCCGAACTCCTTCACATAATCGTTTATTTTATCAAGATTGTAAGCCCCTGAATCAAGTCCATTTTGTAGAATTGAAAACATTTCTTCTGCCGAAAACCCAGCTTGTCCCCACAGCTGACTGTATTCCGCAATGTTATCTGCAAGTTCTCCTGATTTATCCAGTCCGTTCTGTGCACCTGCTGCCATGTAATCAAACGCCTGCTCTGCACTTAATCCCATGTTGTCCATAAGTGCGTCTATCCCTCGTATAGATTCACTTAAATCCATTTCAAATACGTCTTGCAATGTAATACCGTTTTCAGCTAGTTCCTTTATTTTTGTTGGATCCGTCTCATTTGTGTACTGCTTTACAAGAGCCATTGCATTCGCAACATCATTTATAGAATCTGCATATCCCCCTTTATACAATGCCTGCATCTGAGCATTGTATTCTTTTGTGACCTCCGCTGTTGCTCCTGTGCTTGCTCTTAATTGATTTTGAGCATCCTGAAGTTCCAGCGTCCCTTGAGCCGCACTTGTGAAAACATCCGCCACCAGCGCCTTCCCTGCATTTAATGCCGTATTTGTCAGATTGGCTTTTATAATTGTTCCAAGGCTTGTGATTTTTTCGGCTGTATCGTCTGTTTTGTTTCCAAAATTATCAATACTTTTCGCACAACTATCTGTTGCCGACTCCGCTTCTTTCATGTAAGTCGCATTTTCATTCAGTGCTTTTGTACTTCGGATTGTCTGTGCCTCTGCATTGTTTAACTGTTTTTTCCAATCCTGTACTCGATTCCCAGCTCTTTGATAGGTTGCTTCCCCTTTTTCCACTGCCCTCGAAAGTAGTTCAACGGACTCTCTCTGTTTTTCCAGTTCCTTTTTCGATGCGTCAGATATATTTTCCATTTCGCTCAGCGCATCTTTAGCTTTTTGTAACTGTTCCTTGTATTCCGCCAGTTCTTTTCCAGCTTTTTCATATTGCTGCTCTGCATGTTTTAGTCCTGTCCTTACAGCTTCCTCTTTTTTGATTTGCTCTTCCAACGTATCCGATAGCACTTCGTGCTTTCTTTTCAGTGTGTCAAGTGTATTCGCACTTCCAGCTGTCTGTGCTTCCACAAGTTTCATCTCAGACTTCATTGTCGCAAGGTTCTTATTACACGAGCTCACGGCAGAACGAAACTCTTTTTCTCCATCCAGCGTAATATAAGCGCCTATTTTTTTCTTTGCCATTTTCTCACCTGCCTTCGCTTAAAAACTTTATATAAAAAGAACACCTACCGTTTTTGATAGATGTTCTCTCTAAATTTTATTATTCGTATTTTTCTATATATCTTTTTAGATAATTTACAAATCTTCCTTTTGGCGCCACTCTTAATAATTCCTCATCATAACGATTTCTTCCACCAATTCTGCTTATCGCAAGCAGAATTTTTTTTATTATAATCGGAAGCGTAATCAGAACCAGCGCCATCAAAATCCCCACTGTAAATTCTCCATTAAGTCCAATCCACATACCACCAAGCAACAATGCTACTATCCATGTTGTCATATATGGTCTATATTTCATACAATATGATATTATTCCTTTTAACACAATCATGCATCTGCTTAGTTTCATTTTTATCTCCTCCTATGGTTTTATATTACCACATTTCCTTTTATAAATCCATAAGCGATTGCACTTTTTCCTCTTCAAACACCATTCTTTTCATTCGGATATTGTGCATATTTTTCCATTCTTCAAACAGATCGCACCACTTTCCATAATACATATGAGCTACTTCTTTTTCGCTGTATCCGATGTCCATTCCGACATATACGATCCACGCAAAGTTTATTTCTGAATCTCCTCCGTCTCCCTCTGCGTGGTCTCCCCGTTTTTTCTTTTGAAACACTTTGAAAATTCATCTCTTAACACATGTCCAAGTTCAACCGGGGACATATCTACTTTTCTTGCGATATCAACCTCTGTGATTTCCATTTTTATGCCTTCAATTTCTAACCCTTCCTGTACCATCCACATCAACGCTTTTCTTAGTGTTTTTGCATCTGGAATCCCATATACTCCAACCATGAATCCTTCTTCATTTCTTACAAGCTCTCCCTCTTCATCGCGCTTCGGTACAAATCCAGTTAAATTATTTTCAAATTCCGTCAGATCTCCGTACTCTTCTTGAATTTTTTCCAATACTAAAATATCACATTTCAGGGGATATTTATCCCCTGATAATTCAATATAATTTACTTTCTCAAACATTATTACTCATTCTCCCTTGTATTTAGCTTTTTATTTCGATGTAACTGTAGCTTCTCCCGCTTTCTTCGCGAGATTTCCTTCTGTTGTAGCTTCCACAATCACAATTTTATCTCCTGTTTTCGCCACAATTTCAGCCGTTCCATCCCATGTTTTCCACCCCGTTGTCACACTACACACCTCGTTATAAGCCGGCTTCGTTACTGACGTTCCTGTTTTATAAAAATATGTATTGGTTTCATCTTTCTGTTCCGTTACCGTAATCTTTGTTTTTCCTGTTTCCGACGCACTTGCAGCGCTTTTAATCGTTAACTCCTTTAATGTAGCTCCTAGCTTTTCATAAACCCAATTCAAAGCCTCTTGCACTGAATTAAAACTTTGTGTATCTTTCCAATCCCCATCGCCTGCCGGCAATGCTCTTCCTGTGATGGACGGTGTCTTGTATTCAATTGTATCTGCCTTTGTCGCATAATCTTCCGATGGCTCTGAAAATTTTATCTTGTACAATACATTTCCAATGAACGAACGTTTTCCATTTACCTTTTCAACTGAGATCCAACCAAGACCTACGTAGTTCGCTTGATCGTCTTTATTGAAAGTAACACCATTCATTTCTTTATTGACTTTATGCCCAAACATTTTTTCATGTGCTACAATCGGAATTGTACTTGTATTCAGTACAACCTCTGCGTAATTAAATTCTTTGTCATATTCTGCCTGCTCGTCATCTGCATTTAAACTTCCTTCTGCGTAATTCGGCGTAACTTGTAACCCCACTGCCTTTCCAAAAGCAAACGGTTCATCATATGTTTTTTCTCCTGTCATTTTTGCTACAATTGGTTTTCTAAGTCCTACGTATGCCATTTTCATTTCCTCCTTAAATTCCTGCTTTGCGTTGTAACCATTCGTCGGCTTCTTTTCTTGTCCAAAATCGTTTTTTTGTTCTCCATTTTCCATTGGAATCTGGGAGCGCCTTCCCTTTTATCTCCGGAGTTCCGTATTTAATGGAATCACCCTTCGTCTCATGTTCCTGTTCTCCATCCAAAAACTTTACTTTATGTATCCATATCGCTACATATACTTTCCTCCTTGATACCACTTCCGCAACTCTAATTCCCATCCCGACATAATTCGCCCTATCTTCTACGCCTGACACCACTTCATCTTCATTTGCAATATGTCCAAACATAATCTGTTCGGCCACTCCTGGTGTCTCACTTGTGCTCATCGCTATGTCTGCGTCAGAAAATTCTTGTTCTTCCTCCGTGTCGTTTATTCCTCCATACTCATTTACTTCCTCGTAATTGGGTGATATTACTACTTTTATTGCTTTCCCAAACCGGAAACCATCGGAGTAAATTATATTTCCGTTGCTTTCTTCGTATTTCGCGATTACTGGCCTTGCAACTCCTATATATGCCATCATTCATCCTCCTCAACATAACAGCTAAAAATCAAGTGATAATACTGTGTATCCTTTTCGTACATGGTCTCTATACCAGTTACCATGATCTCTGCTTCTCTTAACTTACTTCGGATATTTTTTCTGAGACTGATATAATTCCCCTTGTGAAACAAATGTATTTGCATATATTGTAACCAGTTCAAATCCTCATCATCTGCATAACATCCTGGTTCTTCCAATTCCGGATTGTACACAATATAAGTATCCGGCTTTTCTTCATCATACGGATAGCTTAATGGATATATCTCATCAGTTATATCGTAAAGTGTCTGTTCTATTTTTTGATTTACATTCATTTTCCCACCACCTCATTAAACTTCTCCTGCATAATCTGTAAGCACTCATTCTCAGAATGATGTACTGCTTTCCCAATTACCGGTCTTGCCTCCTGCTTCGATGTTCCATATTCCAAATACGCAAGCTTTTCATTATTTCGAACTCCTTTTCTGTCCTTTCCGGTAGCTGTTACTGCTATATAATGCCCATACCTGTTCCTTCCCGGTTTCATCGGTTTTATAGATTTCTTCAAATCTCCTTTTGCATATCCTCTATTTGTTTCTTTCGATACCTCTTTTTTTAATTCTCTTTCAAGTATCGGAGCTGCTTCTGTAAGTAATTCTGATGCGTATTTGTCAATGTCTCCTAGTTGTTCTAATTCTTTTGCTAATTCATCAAACCCAAACTCTTCAAACATTTAACCACACACCACTTCTATTTTTGATTTTCCTACTTTGTAAGTTCTTATAATTTTATATTCTTGTTCATCGCATCCGATTATATTTTCTATACAGCTTCTATCTGCGAGTTTTTTTGCGTATTCCCAGTCTTCCTGCCTTATTTCATATACCGTTTTAACGTGTACTCCTGCTTTCATGGATTCATACATTTCCGTCCTTGTAACAGATTTTTCTTCCGCAAATACTCTGACTATCTTCTTTATTTGACTTGGGAATCCATCTTTATCCTTTTCTGTTTTTGTGATAATCAGTTTAATCTCCATATCAGCTTTCCTTTTCGTAATCTCCTGAAAGTTTCATCGCATCCTTAAGTTTTTCAAACGCCTTTTGAAATCTTTCTGTTTTCTCATCGTATCCATAGTTCGCTTTACAATATAAGACAATCGCCTGAAAATATGTCGGGTCGTCTACATCCCCGTAAACTCCCGACATCTCCAACTCTCCTATGCAGGTTTTAGCTAAATCCTCTAATTCCTCTGCTGCAGGTTCTCCAACTCTTACTCTCTGCATCAACTTTTCAATTACTTCGCGCTTTATTTCCCGCATTGCTTCACCGCCTATTTCTCAACGCCTTTTATTGTGCTTTTTTCTTCGTTACCGTTACGAGTGAATTCTTGTCGAGCACTTTTCCATCGCAGATCATAACAGCTTTCGCAATCTGATCTTCTGTATCGTTATCCTCATACGTTTTTACCCGCATCGCATAATTTGTGTTAAACATGTAATCAGACCAGTCGAACAGGAACGCTACAACCGTATCCGCTGAAATCGTCGCCCCTAAACTTGTCATGTATTCGTTCAGCACCACTTTCCTTCCTAAAAGCGTTCTTTCCGGCTTCCCGTTAATTCCATAGTTCACTCGCGCAATTGGCTGCTCGTTTGCATCTAACATCCCAATAAACTTCATAAAAGTTTTCTTTGTCATGTTCCATACTGCTCCGTTTTCGTACGCTAACGGAAGTGCTGCTTCTGCATCTACTAATGTCTGGTATGTAACATCTGCTGTTGCTGCGATATCTACATTTTGTCCAGTTTCTACGGTTTCTTTTAGCACACCTTTTGGCTGACCTGACCCTGTTCCGCTGATGAACGCGTTTTCTTGCGCTTTTACCATCGCTTCAGATACACTGTTTACAAAAATATTTTCGAATACCTGCAGTGACATTACACTTGTTTCTAATGTCATGGAAATTGCACATCTTAATTTGTATCCTTTAATGTCAATTTGACCTGTTTTCTTCTTCTGTTTTTCAGATGTTCCTCCTTCTGCCACCCATGTCGCTACCGGTTTTACTGCTGATGTCGGAATCGTTGCCCCTGCCGGATATGCCGTTTTCGTTACTAATGGCAAGATCATTCCAATCGTTTCCATTTTCTCAATGATTCTTTGCACCACTACCGGCGAAATCACCGAGCCAATATCTGTTGTTTTTGTCGGTCCTGCTTCATTTTTAAATTTTTCCGGAATTTCTTTTCCACTTAACACATAATTCATAAACGCGTTTCTGTACTCCGTCGAATCATAAATATTTTCCTGTTCCTGAATTTCTCCTGCGAAATTCATCACGCTTCCATTTTGTCCAAATGGATTCATTGCAACTGGATCCCTGTTCATTGCATTAAAATTCGCCTGCGCCTGTGCAATCGCATCCCATTTTTCATCCAATTCCTTTACTTCGTTCATTTTAGTCTCTGCACCTTCTGCATCTCCGTTATCGATTAACACCTGTGCTTCATTCATCAATGTTTTCCTTTTCTCTTGATACTGTTGATTATTCATCTTGTTTCTCCCTTCATTCTTTAAAAAAATTAGTTTTTGTTGTAATAAAAAAACAGAATCTCCTTTTTTTGGTTCTTCTGCTTGTCCCATAATTTTTCTTATTCTTCCAAGCACCTCTTCACTCGGAAGTTCAAAATTTCCTGCAACCATAAATCTTTTTTCTTCTTTTTCGGTCGATACGCAGTGTACCATCATAAGTGCTGTTGGCGACATTTCGCAATATCCTGACATCGCTACAATTGATGCTGCGCTGCATGCTTCTCCTGTGATGTAGATTTTTACATTCTCACAACTTCGAAGCATCGTGTAAATTTCACTTCCTACATCAATTACTCCACCACCAGAATTTATGTATACTTCCACTTCATCTCCCGGTTGCATTGCATCTAGTACTTTTTTTACATCATCCGGACATGTACTGTCCATTTCGAAATAATTGTAAAAAAACTTGTAATCATTCGGAATCATAACTCCTCTAATGTCAACTCGTTTTTTCATGCTTTTTCACCTCCATGCATATCCAAATACGCGCTTTTTAAGATTTGCCCCATAACATTTGTCATTTGCACATAATTTTCTTGATTCATTTTGTTTAAGCAATCTTCCAACATATTCACAACTTGCGTATCCAGTCTTCTGATCGGTTTATCTCCTCCTGGAACAGGTGCCATATTCATGGTTGCTCTCCATTCGTTTGGCGTCATCGCCCCTCTATCCACCATTGCTTGGAATGCAAGCTTTGTTGTAAGACTTGCGCATTGTAGATTGTTCGCCTCGAATGTGATTCTATTTCCAAAGCCTCTTTCCTTTCTTGAAAAAATTCTTACAGTATATGTCTGATGCATTTGCACCACTACCGGTTCTATTTCTGCTTCGTAGTATGCTGTCCATTCATCCTCATTGTAAGCGCTCTGTACAATTTTCTTATTCGTGTTGAAAAATGAGTAAATCCGTTCAATCGTTCTGTCTGTAATCGCCGCATTCGGTACATAGTCTTTCGGTTCTATGCGCTGTACGTCTGCTTTTGCGTCTACTCCTGCTGCTCCAAAGGAGTCTGTTTCTACTGCAAGGTAATTATCAACGAAGCTTTGCACATTTCTCTTTATGTCTTCGTCTCTCATCGATGCCGTGTATTTCAATAGCCATCTTACTACCCCGCTATTTTTTATTGCTCTTACAATTCCTTTATCTATCGTTCCGATTACTTCCATCATCGTTGTTAGGGCTTGCGCCGGACTCTCTCCGAATATATCATCTTCGTTGTAGTCTTGCTTTAAATGTATAACATCCGAATACCGAAATACCCCCTGTTTTCCATTCCTGTACTGAAATTTCAAGAACAATTCTCCATTTCCGTTATATTTCGCTTCTGCCGTTACACAAGGTACTGGATATAATTGTATTGCTTTTCCATTTTCATCTCGTACGATTAAAATAAATGCATTATTATTCAAGCATAGTTGGTTTGCCACTTTTTCTTGCATCTGCTGCCCTGTCATATACGGATTCGGTTCTTCCAACAAAAACCGAATGTTTGCATCTGGATTCACTTTCAATCCTCCATTTGTAGGATCATCTCTGATATGCTTTCCTACTAATTTCCCTATCGCTTTTACCTTCGGCCGGATGCACGCTCTTACAATGTCACTTTGATACATCTTCCCATCCCATGCATAATAAAAGTCTCCAAGCGTAGTCACCATTTTTAGCACCGTGTTTCCCGCCTGCTCGCTCTGATTTTTTGTCGGTTCTCTTTTTCTAAATAATTTCATTCTTCCTCCTTATATCACACTCAGGTATTCATTCATTTTTTCTTCTAAAACGACATATGCATCTAGTAACGCTGCTGTTCCATCAATTCTCCTTCTTTGATTGCTTGTCTTATGTGGCTGTATATTGTCGTTTTTGTCAATATCAACCGCTGTATTGCATAAGCACCATCTATCAATCGGGTTGTTGTTGTAGTTTATCAGTTTTGCCTGCAAATCCGCTTTCATGTTTTTCATCGGCGCAGACAATGTCTGTTTCCCCTGCCTTACTGGTATCATTACGTTTTTTCCAAATTCCATTTCCATTTCGTCTACCCAGTAAGCTGCCGACCACGCATCATATCCAACTGCATAGATATAAATGTCCAATTCATTTTGTACTTCTTTAAACCATTCGGTTACATACTTCGGATGATTCTTATTTCCCGGACATGTTCTCACATATCCCTTTTCTATCCAAATATCGTATGGGATTTTATCTTCCACCACTCGCTTTTCAACCAAGTCCTCTGGTATCCAATACATTTGTAATACATAAATGTGTGGATCTCCTGGTACCATAAACAGTACTTTAGCTGCTGTGAGGTCTGTTGTTTCAGATAAATCTGTTCCACCGATTCCATACCTTGGTTTCAATGTTTTGAGATCATAAGTATCTGTATTGTTTGCTTCTTCCAATGTCAGCCATGCTTCTGCCGTTGTCTCTGGTACATTAAAGTCTTTACATAACAGGTTTTTTACAAGCAATGAGTTTAACTTTGCTTTTGCAACTTTTGCTTCAAGCTGATCAGACCTTTTAATTGTTCCAAGCCCCGGATTTGCTTTGATATACGTTTCTGGATTTGTCCACTCTTTTCGGTTATCCAATTCATAAATCACCGCAAGCAAATGTTCGTCTTTGTACCCTTCTTGGTCTTCAAATCCGTTTATGACATTCTCCGCCTCATCATATTTTCTATCAAAAATATGTTCTCTTACCGTTCCTGCCGTTGTCGTAATAAAAATCAAAGGCTCTTCTCTCGCACTTGTACCGTCCACAATTACGTCGTACAAGTTATCATCTGTCCATGCATGGATTTCATCCATCGTTGCGCAATGCACATTCAATCCATCTAATGTCTCTGAATCACGTCCAAGCGGTTTGAAAAAGCTATCATTGAATTCTGCCGTCAATTCCGCAACAAGTGGTTTATTTCGTTTTAGTAACGCTCCGCTTTTTTTCACCATTCTCTTTGCTTCTAACCAAATAATTTTCGCCTGATCTTTTTTCGTAGCAACCGCATATACCTCTGCTCCCGGTTCTCCGTCTGCCATTTGCATGTATAATCCGATCGCAGCGGATAAAGTGGACTTACCGTTTTTACGTGCCACCATTAACAATACCTCTCTGTATTTTCTCAACCCGGTTATTTTGTGAACAATTCCGAATGTGGCCGCTACCAACGCCTTTTGCCATAGTTCCAAAATAAAAGGTTGGCCACCCATCTTCCCTTTGCTGTGTTTGCAATAATTTTCTACAAATTCAATTGCATGATTCGCTCTTTCTGAGTTGTATTCCCATTCACTCTCCGGATCATCTAAAAATCTGATGATTTCTTTGTACATCCGGTACACTTTCCAACTTGTATTGATTACTCCGTACTTATTTCGGCAATCGCTACGCTGCTTTATTTTCTTTTTAAGCTCTTCTTTTTTATGTTCTAAAAAAGCAGAGCTTACATTTTCTTTCAACTCTGCTTCCTGTATCTCTGTTTGTAATTTTTCTATTTCTGCAAATAACGGTTTTTCTTTTATCTTCTCCCAATACTCTCTTATCGGATTGTAGTTTTTCTCATAAATAATTTTTCTAGCTGCGTTCATTATTTCATCCGCTCCCGCAAGAAATCATCAAAACCGTCATTTTCTTGTATAGGCTTTTCCGTTTTGGGTAAACACTCAACCAATATTTTCATTGCTTGTGTTTGCTTCTGCGACATTTGCAGATATAGCTGTGCATCTGGACTTTGCTTTGTGCCATATTGATTTTCTCCATTCTTGTATTCCACCGTTGTCCCATCCCTTATTATCGACTCCCTTAAATCTTGCATTGTAATTGTTAAAAAAGCCACGTCTTCTATCGTTGCAAATACCAATTTCTTTTTATTTTCGTCTATTTTTGAGAACAATCTTTTTAATCTTCGTACCTCTTTGTCAATCCGTTTCTTTTTCTCCAAATACTCCGCAACGCTGTCAAATTCAGCTTCTCTTCGTCTTTGCTCTTCTTCAAATTCATCATAATCTATCAATATACCACACCCCCCTTATGATAACCTGTGTGTTAAATGAATGAGTACTCTCGGTCTTCCTCCCAAAAAAATATTATTATTTTAAGGGGGGGATTGGCAGATTGCATTCCCTTCTTCATCAAATTCTACTCTCACAAGTCCATTAATTTCCTCTTGCTTGTTCTCTTTATTGTGACAAACATGGCAGTCATATTTTAAATTCGCAAAGTTTAATGCAATATCCGGATTATTTATATTTCTCGGTGTCAACTCCTCTTTGTGATGCACGATGTATCCAGGTACTTCATGGCATGTCTCACACATTCCTCCATCTATTGCTTCTCTGTGCTTTATGTACGCTTCTCTGCATCTCCTCCATGTTTTCGAATTGTAAAATCTTTTTGCAAATTCTTTAGCCATCTTCCTGCACCGCTTTTATCTCGTATGTGCTTCTTATTATTTTGACATCTAAATTCATTTTTTTCTTTAAGCCATGATCTTTCTTTTTCCAATTCTTCTTTACTTATCGCGCACATCGATTGTAATATCAATGTGCTTCCCGGTTTTATTAATATAATTCCATCCATTTCTCCATCTCCTTTCATCGTTTTAAATGGATACTGTCGGAATCGAACCGACGACTTGCTGTTTATGAGACAGCCGCTCTAACCGCTGAACTAAGTATCCAAATAAAAATGACAACAGACTGCTGCCTGCTGCCACTTCGAATCTCTTATCTGTTTTCTTTTTCGATGATATCATAATATCATAGAAAGTTGTCCCCTGAGTACCCCTCTTATATTTTTTTTGATAGTAACCAGTAGAATTTTCTTCTACGTTCATAATACATTTTCCTCCCACATGGCATATCGAGGACTTGGCTTAGATATTTGTACGTTGCATAATCTGTCGTAACACCTTTGATTATGTATTGATATATGTCCGGATCAGCTTCGATTGCCGTTTGTTCTATCAGTTCACACTTCTTTTGTAGTTCTGCTCTTCTGATTGCTAAACTTGCCGTCGCATTTCCACTTCCACGACTTGTTGGCATGTCTGTTACTTCGATACTTTTAACCGTGTCCGTTTTATATTTAAGTTCATCTTTCCATTCGTTGTATTGCATACAAAAGTGGTACAACTCTAGGAATCTATGTTTGCTTATATCGTATTTCTTCTCGTTTATCGGTCTTACATTTCCCATCTGTTCCACCTCCTTTGATTCTTTCCTCGTAAAATTCTGCCACGCTACTATATTCTATTAGCCGTTTTCTTTCTTTGCGATAACTGCATATTGTGTATGCTTTCCGTTGCATGTGCCACTTTGCGCTTTTACTCGGCCCTCGTTTTATTATATCATCAAAGGTTTTTTCTTCATCCAGCTTTGCTTGCTTGCGTGTTCGTTTACAGCTCAATTTATCACCTTCTTTCAAAAAAATTTACTTTTTTCTAAAATAGCGTTAGTTTTTCTCGACTTATGTGTATATATAATAGATGGTGTTAATAATCGATCACGGGGGTCGCATTATGGTTGTTGAAATCTAATGCGCTCCGTTGCCATCTCCAATTCAAAAATATTTTTCTTCTCCCTCCCAGTCGCGCCGGGAGGTATTGACAATTTTGTGATATATATTTCTACTCCTTTTACAGAGTTAGTGCCTAAATTTTAATCTCCCTGATTTTTCTGCTGGATTTGTTTATGATCTGCAAGCTGTCTGCAGTCTCCTTTACCAGCATCCAGTTTTCAGGAATTAATTTATTTGCTCTTAATAATTTTTTCTGACGTAATGTCAGCTTTTTCGGTTGTTTCACATCCTACCTCCAATAATTCTTTTTAAATATCTCCATCCAGTTCAAATCCGGATACTCCATCATAAATGCCTCCTGCGCATCTCGGCACAGTAGCTCTCGTATTGCTTGGTTATTGTGTGCTGCTTCCGGTCCATCTTTATGATGGTCCAGGCACAGTTGCACTGTCAGGCCGTATTCTTCGCTTAATTCCCTCTGACCTGATCCAAACATAACGTGATGTTCTTGGGTAGGCTTGTATGTATAGTCGTTATGCAGTGCGGCGCATAGATAGCAATAACCACTTCCCTTTGGATGCATGATACTTTTTCTGTGTTTTTTACGCTTTCTACTTTTCCCCGACTGCTGCCCCTTCGGCTTTTCCGATGTTCTCCATCTCGCCTTTGGAAATGCAAACGCGCTATAGTCTACCTCATTCACCCTGTTCCACTTCCATTCCCCACTTCCTATCTACTTCCGTTTTGAACCACGCTTCCAGTTTTTCTACATCCGACAGTATTTCCTGATTCAAATTACTGTTCAAGTATCCTGCTGCACCGTATTCCGTTAAGGTATCTAAGTACTCTTTTCTTGTTATTGTCTCTTCTTGTATCGATTGTTCCGATTGTATTTCCATGTTTTCAGGTATTATTTCCGGATAATCTGTCACATTCATTTGCCCCTTAATTTGTTCCTCCGCAACCTGTTCTGTACTCAGTATTTCCGCTGTTTTTTGCGCCGGCGCAATTCGCTCTTTCCCCTTATTTTCTTCTGTTTGGACAGCATTTCCTCTTCCTTCATTCCCTTTATTAAGTTCTTGATCAGCTTCCGTTCTTTTGCTGTCATTTTTCTCTTCTTTTCTTCCATCATCTGCAGGTCCTTTAGGATTCTCCACGGTTCTTTTTTCTGTTCTACACTCATTTTTATCGCCATGTTCTTCATCTACTCCGGTGCTAATCTGCTCTGTTTTTTCATCCTCTCCAAAATAATTCCTCCATGTATCCGGTCCTGCTGCCGCTCCGAAAATATCCTCCGTCTCCTGTTTGAATTCATCCCACGTCATATTTACAGGTGTTTCTCCGAACCTCTTTACAGCTATCCGATTCTCGTACATCATCAGAAAATATAATCCCTTTTTGTAAGAGCGATTCCCGCTTGGATTTACAAGCTCTGAAAATTGCTTTGTTGTAAGTTCTTCTGCAAATACTGCATTTAAGGTTTCTCTGTTGTCATAGAAAAACTTCTCAATCAGTTCTTTTATAGTGTTCGCTCCTGTCTCCGGCACCGCATTATTAAATCGCTTTAATTCCCTAATGCCCTCTCTCGACGCATCCGTCTGAATCATCTGTCTGTCCTCGTCCGGAAGTTTTAACATCTCTTCTAACTGGCTTCTGCTTAGGTCCAAGTATTCCGGTCGAAGTCTCTCTGAATATCCGTCAATCGAGTATTCCCTGTTGATTTCCATAAATCTTGTCGTTGTAGATGGATGTAACCCCAATTCCTTCTGAGCAAATTCCGCAATGCTCTTGTAGCCGTCTTGCTCATACCCTTTCTGATCATTTATCTGACGAAGCATATATCCAATTCTGACAAAGCTCTGCTTCACTCCTAGTAGCTCCTGTCGCAGTCTCTGTTTTATTTCAACCCACTCGTTAAGTGTCATTTGTACGTATTCCATTTCATTCTCCTTTTACGCTATTGCTTCTTTCATTTCCTGCACATGTTCCAAAGTTCCATTTTTAAGTCTCTTAATGTATTCATCTATCCACTTTTGCATATTTTCCTCATCCGGTTTGTTGTCATGCGATCCGTACCACTGTATTATCTTTTTCTCTACAGCATCTATTTCTACTGTTATATACGGCGTTTCCGCTTCTTCTTTATGTCTTAACACTAAAATATACGACTTTCCATCATTGTGTTTTTTTAAATAGCCATCTCCTCCCACGCAGTGATGTAGTATTCTTCCCTCTATCACAATCTCTTCTGCAGATCTCGCCGGTCTTATTACGTATTCGTCATCTTCAAAGAAATATTTATTCCTAAGTGTTCTATAGTTTTTTCTGATATTCTGATATTTGTCTTTTACTTCCTGTAATCGTTTGTCTATTTCTTCTTTGTTTGACTCCATAACCATTTTGTCGTGTGCCGCTCGTAAACTTCTTGGCTGTTGGTAAATGCTATTATTCATGTTGTATCCCAGCGACTCTCTCATACTTAAATAATCAACATATGTTCTAGCAGTTTCCCTTATCATTCCCATCGCTCGACTGCAC